GTAGTGGAGAGACATTCACACAAAGACCTATTGTAGTAGGACCAAAAAATGAGCCTATTGCAACCACCGTTAAAGTAGGTAATGGTAGTATAGGTAGAGTAGCTTATGAGATTGCACCATACGAGCATGGCACCTCACTAGGTGTACAGCTCAGGTTACGTATGGTACAGGTACTTAAGCTGGTAGAGTACATCGCAAGTGGAAACGCTGAAGATGTGTTTGATGTGGATGAAGAGTACGAAGTAGTACAAGAAACACCTTCTCCTGTTAAAGTGGAAGAAGGCCAAGCCTTTGAAACTGATGATGAAAAATCCGGTGACTTTTAGATCGGGTCTTGAGCAACGGATAGCTGACAACTTAACAAAGCGTGATTGCAAGTTTGAGTATGAACAGATGTCTGTTGCTTATTTCGTCTCAGGTACTTATAAACCTGACTTTGTGTTACCCAATGGAATTATAATTGAAGCAAAAGGTTACTTCAGGTATAAAGAACAGAGGATGCACAGGTCAATTAAAGAGCAACATCCAGAACTAGACATACGGTTTGTATTTTCTAATGTGAACAGTCGTATTCAACGTTCTAATTTAACATGCGCTAACTGGTGCGATAAACACGGATTCCAATATTCGGAAGAGATCGTACCTCATGAATGGACTAAAGATGTCAAGAAGAAAAATAACTAACCTAATAGTAATCGACTCAACTGAAACGAAACCTAATTCGGACATAACCATTAGAGACGTTGATGAGTGGCACCGTATAGCTGGACGGTTAAAGGTTGGATACCACTTCTTCATAAGACGAGATGGTCTAATTGAGGTAGGAAGAAACCTGAATGAAGTAGGAGCACACACTAAAGAACACAATGCTGACTCTGTTAGCGTGTGCCTTGCTGGAGGTCTAAATACTAGAGGTGTAGTCGCACCAGACTACGGAAAACCACAGATTGAGTCTTTATTTACGTTAGTACTGACTCTCACTTACATGTATCCTAATGCAACAGTTGTGGGTCATAGAGACCTGAGTAAGACAGAAAACCCATCATTCAATGTGAAGGAGTGGTGGAAAGCTAACTCAGAGAACTGTGGCCTACTCAAACACAAATTAAGGGGATGAATGGATGAAGATGAATTAAGAGAGTATTACACACTAGCATTTAAGTCTGTAAATGGTGTGTCAGATAAGAGCTCGTTTGTAGAAAACATAGTTGAGACCTCATTTGAAGGTGAGACACTGCAACCTGTGTTAGACAACATATTTGACTTTCTCAAAAAGACAGGTTACTCATACATTGACAACATTAGTGTGGTCAGTAAAGACGGTGAGAAGATTTGGAGAAGTCATGGAACACAGTCATGAGGACAGTGAGTTTATACAGCACGAACCTTGTCCAAGTTGTAACTCTAGAGACAATCTAGCTCGTTATGATGATGGACATGCTTATTGCTTCGGTTGTAATTACAGAGAACGAAGCGGAGGCGAACATAAAGTAGTAGTACAAAGGGGGGATAAAAATATGGATTTTGTTGAGGGTGAAGCTACTAGCTTAAGTGCACGTGGTATTTCATTGGAGACATGTAGAAAGTGGGATTACTGTATAGGCGAGGTTGCAGGACAACCAGTGCAGATAGCTAACTACAAAGATGCAAGTGGAACACGAGTAGCACAGAAGATACGGTTTCGTAACAAAGACTTTCACACTAAAGGTGATATAAAAGTGGCTGGTCTATACGGTCAACACCTCTGGTCAGGTAAAGGTAAAAAAGCTATTATATGTGAAGGTGAAATTGATGCACTATCAGTCTCACAGTCACAAGGTAATAGGTGGCCTGTTTATTCAGTACCAAATGGTGCCGCAGGAGCTCCAAAAGCTATCCGTAGTAGCATAGAGTTACTTGATGGGTATGATGAGGTTATATTCTGCTTTGATAGCGATGATGCAGGTACAAAAGCGGCCCGTGAATGTGCACAGGTGTTACCTCCGGGTAAAGCTAAGATAGCAAAGCTACCATTAAAAGATGCTAACGAGATGCTAGTGAAGGGTAGAGTAAAAGAACTAGTTGATTGTATATGGCAAGCTAGAATATACAGACCAGATGGAATAGTAAATGGTAAAGACCTGTGGGACATAGTAAGTGCAGAAGATTCAATGTCTTCATGTGACTACCCATACGAAGGTATCAACAAGAAAACTCTAGGTATGAGACGTGGCGAGATTGTCACTATCACAGCAGGTGCAGGTATTGGTAAGTCACAAGTCTGCCGTGAAATTGCAAATCATGTACTGAACCAAGAGCAGAAGATTGGATACATTGCACTAGAGGAGTCCAACAAGAGGACAGGTCTTGGTTTCATGGGTCTACACTTAAATAAACCCCTCCATCTAGGTACAGTAGAGGTCACAGACGAAGAGTTCAAGGATGCTTTTGATAGTACTTTGAATACAGGTAACATCTACATGTATGACCATTGGGGTTCACTAGCAAGTGACAACCTACTATCTAAGATTAGGTACATGGTGACAGCTTGTGAGTGTAGTTTCATTATATTAGACCACCTATCCATTGTGGTATCAGGTATAGAAGAGGGTGACGAAAGGCGAACCATTGATAACCTAATGACTAAGCTCAGAGGTTTAGTAGAAGAGGTTAATTGTGGGCTTATTCTCGTATCACACCTTAAAAGACCACAAGGTAACAAAGGACATGAGGACGGAGCTCAGACAAGTATGGCTCAACTCAGAGGTTCTGCATCCATAGGACAACTATCTGATATTGTTATCGGTTGCGAGAGAGATCAGCAAGGCGATAACCCTGACCGTACCACAGTTAGAGTACTTAAAAACAGATGGACAGGTGAAACAGGCATTGCTTGTGAGTTGGACTACGATCACAAAACTGGGAGACTAACTGAAGTTCCACTAGACGAGATTCCTTTTGATGAATCGGATGAAGAAGCTAGTTGGAGTGGTGACAGTGCGGTGTTCTAATGAACATAATAAACAAAGAAAGTATATTTGAGTCGAGACATACAGACAGTTGCACAATATGTGGACAGAGTTCACAATATGTTGGTGATGGAATCATGGGTTCATTTGGTGCCATGCCAGTTACATTCTGTCAACTCTGTCTTGAGTCAATAGTCGCAATGGTGCGAGACATATCAGGGGATGATGATGAAAACATGTATATTTGATATAGAAACTGACGGTCTCTTAGATTCTTTTACTAAGATACACTGTATAGTTATCTACGATATAGAAGAAGATAAGTTGGTGTCCTTTACAGGAGAAGAGGTACCAGACGCACTATTTTTCCTAAAAAAATATGACACTATTTTAGGACACAACATTTTAGGGTTTGACCTTCCAGCCTTAAAAATGTTTTTCAAATGGGAACCAGAACCACACCAGCTCTTACGTGACACACTAGTCTGGTCTAGATTAGTGTACCCTGACAGAGCTAAGAGGGATTTTGATAAAGGTTCCATTGATAAAGACCAGTATGGTAGACACTCACTTAAGTCATGGGGTCAGAGATTGCACCTAAATAAAGGAGACTTCACAGATTTTGAAGAGTTCAGTTTAGAAATGGTTGAGTACTGTGAGAACGATGTGCAACTAAACTATAAGCTGTACTGTAAGTTATTGGAAGCTAAGTTTCCAGAGAATGCAGTACAACTGGAACACGATATACACATGATCTGCTTGAAGCAAACTGAGAATGGGTTTCCGTTTGATGTTGAAGGTGCTTCTAAGTTGTATGCAGAACTAGCTGACAAGAGAGAGAAGTTGCAGAGTGAGCTAAAGAAAGTCTTTGGTTCATGGATTGTGGATGAAGGTGCACGTAAGAATGGTACCTATAACAAAGTAAAAATTGTGGACTTCAATCCTAACTCACGTAAACACATAGCTAAGAGACTTACTGAGTTACGTGGCTGGAAACCACGAGACTTCACACCAACCAATGAGCCAAAGGTGGACGAGAGAATACTTTCAAAGCTACCTTATCCTGAAGCTAAACTAATGGCAGAGGCATTTGTTGTAAATAAATTGATAGCTCAATTATCAGAGGGTAAACATGCTTGGCTACATCACGAGAAGGATGGCAAAATTCACGGATCAGTTAATACAATGGGCTCAATCTCTAGTAGATGCTCTCATTCCCACCCTAATATCGGTCAGGTACCTAGTGTCAAGACACCATATGGAGCAGAGTGTAGAAAACTATTCTATGCACCACAGGGTTTCAGTTTACTGGGATGTGACATCAGTTCTCTTGAGATTAGGGTTGTGTCTCACTATCTTGCTTCCTTTGATGGCGGTAGTTACGCTAAAGTCGTTGTTAGTGGTGACATACACGAAGTTAATCGAAAAGCTGCTGACTTACCTAGTCGAGACCAAGCTAAAACTTTTATTTATGGACTCCTTTATGGGGCTGGAGATGGTAAGTTGGGACAAATTGTGGGCAAAGATAAAAAAGAAGGTAGGAAACTAAAGAACAGATTCTTTGCAAAAGTACCAGCATTCAAGAAGCTACGAGAAGAAGTGTTCAGAAAAGCAGAGAAAGGGTACCTGTTTGGTATTGATGGGAGGAAAGTACCAGTGAGATCAACACACTCATCACTAAACTCTCTCTGTCAGTCAGCAGGTGCTATTGTGTGCAAGAAGTGGGTTGTGGAATTTCATAGACTAGTGAAAGAAAGAGGATACACAGAAGGCACTGACTATTCTCAAGTTGCTTTCATTCATGATGAGATACAAGTACTTGTTCGTAAAGGACTTGAGGATACAGTAGGTAAGATTGCAGTAGAAGCAATCACTAATTCAGGTACTCAACTTAATCTAAGAGTACCGCTAACAGGTGAGTATAACTTTGGTTCTAATTGGGCTGAGACTCACTAATATTAAAGGGGAAAATGAAGCTACTAATTGATGGTGACATAACAGTGTATAAAAACTGTTGTGTGTGTGAAAAAGAAGTAGATTGGGGTAACGATATATGGACCTTACACTGTGACTTCAAGGTTGTTAAAGAAAGAATAGATGCAGAAATGCAACAGTTAAAAGAAAAGTCAGGTGCAGATAAAGTAATTGTGTTTCTCAGTTCTCACAGTAATTTCAGAAAGAAAATTAATCCTAACTACAAAGCTAAGAGAGTTGGGTCAAGGAAACCTGTGTGCTACACACCAGCACGTAAGTACATGAGATCCACTTATGAGACTATGCAGTCTAAGTGGTTAGAAGCAGATGACCTCTTAGGTATCGAAGGTACAAGAAGTCCAGAAGACACTTGTATAGTATCAGCAGATAAAGACCTACTCACGATTCCCGGTAATCATTGGGATTTTGAAACGGAGACTATCTTCAAGCTATCGAAAGAAAATGCAGAGAAGAACTTCTATAGACAGACACTATCAGGAGACCAAGTAGATGGATACCCCGGATGTCTTGGTGTAGGAGCTATAACAGCAAACAAGATACTTGAAAAAGCTGATGAGGATAATGAGAGTCGTTGGAATGCAGTGCTAAAAACCTATGAATCAAAAGGTTTTGATGCAGATTTTGCTTTACTACAGGCACGGATGGCCTACATCTTGCACGTGGAGCAGTTTAATGGGGTAGATGAGTACCCTTCACTATGGGAACCACCAACAGGGGAGTAACATGACTAACTATTCAGTAGATGAAGAAGAAAGAGATGACCAGAAAAACATAAAGGAACTCTTACGCCACCCTTTATCTTGGAATCAGCGACCACATCCTGACACAAGCAAAGGTGTCAGACAGTGGGATGCACAAACACAGACCTATGTAAATATTAAAGAAGAGGACGAAGAGGAGGAATT